TGTGTTTGAAAAACTTTTGTTTGTAAACTGTCAATAACTTTTTCTTGTTTTACTACAACAGTTTTTAACTCTGTAATTTTTGCGTTCTGAGTATACATCGTGTATAAGAATAACGCGACGCTAAAAGTGGTCAAAAGTGGTTTAATGTATTCTTTCATATTTTTTATTTTAATCCCACCAATTTCTGAGATCCGTTCCGTCGAATTTTTCCCAAGTAGTAAATTTGTTTCCTTTAATAATGGTCCACAATTCTTTCCACTCTTCTTGTTCTAATTTATGTGCGCGCTTGAATACTTTTCTACCGTGTTTCTTTTCTTCTGGTGTATCTGTGTCTATCAACTCGTAATTTCCGCCTTCTAATTTTTTCCAGTTTTTTTCGTCTAAAAAATTTGTATAGTTTACTGGACCTAATTCAGCTTCGACTCTTTCTATGTAATCGCTATCCAATTTGTGTTTAAGTAACTCTATTGCTCTACGTATTTGTTTTACTTTTACGTTTCTGGTTTCTGCTACTTCCATGCCTTTCTTACTCATACCCTCTTCCATGATAACCAAAGATCGGTAAAGTATTTCTAAAGTAAAAGTGTAATCCCACCAATCGTGGCTGTACAGCTCTTTTCTGAATTTCCAAATGTTCTTAAAAAAGGTCGGTATACCTCTTCTAAAAAATTCCCATATTTTGTATCTTAATGTCATATTAATTGTAAGTTTTTCATTCTGCGTTCTCTGGTCAGCTGCTTTACGTGGGTGTATAAATCTAATGTAGTACCGTCGAAGTCTTCCATAATCAGCTCTAATTCATCACCAGATATACCGAAAGTGCCTTTGAAATCCTTCTTCATCTTTCTTAAGATTTCTTTCTCATCTTTAGCGTAATCGTCCATCAGTCTTTTCCATCTGGCTCCAAATAAACTTCTGTGCTCTAACTGATCTTCGTAGAATCTTATGTCTTTGATTCTGTCTTGTAGAAGATAATTCTCCATTTCTGCTTGATAGTAGTAATCTGAATGTTCGTAATCTCCGTTAACTATTTTATCGTACAAAGGAGCTTTTTCTGATAAGGTTTGTCTAACTTCGTAGCGTCTCCACCACACAAATTGACTGTACTTTTTTGGAACTAACTTGGATAGTTGTTCTTCTAAAAACTCTCTCGCTAATTTTGTTGCTATCATAACTTTTATTTTAACATATCGTAATGTCTTGGATAGATGTGTAAGTTAGTTACCATCCAATGCATTTCTCCTACTGGAATATCTAACTGAAACGCTACCATCTCCATAAGCTTGGCAAATGTGTACTGATCGTTACAGAAACCAAAAACTAAATCGATAGATCTTGCGAATACTGTTAAATGTAACTTATCGTCTTTTATATAGAAGTTAAGTACATCGTTACATGGCGTATCGTGCTTGTATCTGTCCAATTCGTTTATATCGTAATGTACAACAATTGCTCTTCTTGTTTCTTTATTAGTTTTGAGTTCTTGTATTACTCTTGATAGTTGATAGTTCTTGTTCCAAAAGTAACCGTAGTTAGAGTTTACTTCTGTAGTACCATCAACCATCATTTGTTTCCATATCTTAGCACGCTCTGCTATTTCGCTAGCATCACGATCGCCTTTAAGATACCAGTTCCACTCGTACTCAGCATAGTCTTCGTTGAATTTACGTTGAGGCGTGGTAACAGTTTTGTTACTTACGTCTTGTAGCGTAAATGAAACATTGAACTTGGCTTTAGTACCTGCGAATGATTCTCCGTTGGCGTTAATGTCGCTAAATAGCAATTCGAATGCGTCTGTGGCGTTTTTATATATCATACTTTTCTACTTCTATAAATTTAGATAAAAATTCAATAGGTTTTAAATCTCTGTAGCCTTCTAAATACACTACACGTTTAATACCTGATTGGATAATCAATTTACAACAATTTTGACACGGAGATAAACTTAAGTACAGGGTGCTACCATCTACTGCGTTACCGCTTTTGGCAGCTTTCAATATGGCATTCATTTCTGCGTGGATAACTTCGTCTTTGGTAACATTATTTTCTTCGCAACCGTTGTGCATTCCAGCCGGTGTGCCATTATACCCAAAACTTATTACATTACCGTCCTTCACCAACACTGCACCTACTTTTGATCTGGTGCAGTGCGATAAAGTGCCGACTTCTTTTGCGATGTTGATAAATGTCTTATCTAACTTCTGTTGTTTTTCCATTATAATCCTGTTGATCCGAATCCACCAGCTCCACGCTCTGTGTTTCTATCTGGTAACTCTTCTAATACGTGTACGTCCATATAACTTACTGGAATCAAAATAAATTGTGTTAGCTTTTGTCCAGGTTTAATTGTCGTATGAGATCTTCCTACATTGATTAGATGCAAATGAATTTCTCCTTCGTAGTCTTCGTCTACTACGCAAGCGCCTACTGATAAATTCTGTTTTGTCGCAACTCCTGATTTATTAAATGCAATTAACGCATAACCTGATGGAACGTGCGCTCTGATACCTGAAGGAATTAAAACTGATTCTCCTGTGTGGATAGTAGTTTCTTGAAAATCTTCTGGTACGTAGAAGTCTAAACCAGCTGATAAGTTGGTGCCTCTACTTGGTGTTTTTACGTCTCTTGTCTTTTGAATGTTCATTCTGTACATTGTTTTGATAGTCGTTTAGTGATGCAATATATGCAACTAAATCTAAATAATTGTCTTCTTTGTAATTATAAGATGCTCTTGATAACTTTAGGGCCATCATACAATTGTACATATCAACTGTAGTGATCTCCTTTCTTGATAATAGAGACGCAATCTTGGCTGCTTCTTGCATGCCTTCTTGAAAAGGGCCATACATACGCTCCTTTTCTTCGTTTCTTTCGAATACGATTTCGTTTGCTTTAAGTAGTATATTCATGAAGTAAATATAAGAAATAAAGGGCTAATAATAAAGCTAATCTTTGTAGTGCTTTTCAAAATCTTTAAAGTCTCCCCACTCGCGACTTGAATCGATGTCACTAGGTTTTATTGTGGGTTTAGGCATATTACCTGCTACGTTCCAAAACCAATCCCCTTGCTGCCCATGTTGCTTTAGGAGTTCCCAACCTTTTGCATCGTATGTTTGTATAGAATCAAAAGGGGTCTGTATCCTTGAAGGTTTTAAGAACGCTCTGTCATGAGTGTAGAATTTAGCTCTACCAAGTTCTCCGGCTTGAATGTTTCTTGCCACTGCCACAGCATTAAATTTAGTTTCAGGTAGCGCGATCTGTAAAGTGCGAGATAAAACTCCAGTAGAGAATACGCTCCACATCGTTTCAATATCTGTGTCTTTAAAATTATCGTGAAATATTCTAACTCCGCCAGCAACCACCATTTCGTGCTTTAATCCGAAAGGTAAATACTTTCCTCCAATTTTTTCTGCGAATTGTTTTGCCCAAATATTTGCAGTTGGCATTGCTGGTATTCTAGTAAACATTGGAATTCCTCCGTTTTCTATTGCGGTTAATTGGTGCTCTGATGCCTCTTTAGAAGCTGGCATAACTAGATACAATTTTTTATTGTACTTCTTTGCTAAATGACACAAAGAATAAGGAGCGTAACCTGTTCTTGGTGCAACATAAACCATCGCATCTTCTTTTACTTGAGATATGAAGAAGTCTGCCATTTTAGCTTTAGTTCCGAATTGGAATTCTCCATCATCGACAACTTTAAAGCCTTCTACGTCTTTTACTTTAAATGTAAAATCGTGTTTGTAATCTTTAGTCATGTCAAGATAGTAGTTTAAGTCTCTACCATCTGACATGTCCAAATTAGATTCATCTGTTGCTTTGTTTAAAAACATTAATTAGTATTTTTTAGTTTTTTGAAGTTCCTTACTTAAGTAACTAATAGGAATAGGTGTTCCTACTGGGTAAGGGAATCCTTCTTTAGCTGCTGTAACAGATGTCATTCCTGATTCAACTGGAACGGCTTTACGTAATGGAACTGCTGCTTCATTAAGTGGTCCGTATACTTTGGCTAATACAATACCGTCTGATGTTGTATCGAAGATAACTCCTGGCATTGCGAACATATTACTTTCGCTTGTACTTGGAGAATCTAAATTGATAACGAACATACGATTTACTGGTGGTAATAATTTCCACTCTTTAGAAGCTGGATCAAATTGAGGTACTGTTGTTGTTGAATCGTAGTACCAAAAGAAAGACCATACCGTTTTATCTGTTCCATCAGGAGTTTGTGGATTTTCGCCTACATTAAATTTTCCATAAGTTCCACTAACGCCTTGCATTGCTAAATTAGAAAGAGATGGTCCTGTTAACACTGGA